TGCCAACACTGCTGGGCGCGAATGCGCCGGCAAGCCGTTCAATCTGGAAGCGTGGCAAATGGATTTTGTCGCGACTCTGTATGGTTGGAGGCGTCCCGATGGTAGGCGGCGTTATCGTGAAGCTCTGTTCTTTGTCCCGCGCAAAAACGGCAAAACCGAAACCGGGGCGGGTCTCGCTCTCTATGGGTTGTGCTGCGACAAGGAAGCGAAGCCGGAAATTTACTCCGCTGCCAAGACGCAAGAACAGGCGTCACGAGTCTATGAACCGGCCGCAATCATGGTCAAAAATTCCGCGTCACTGTCCGCTCATCTGAGAATCGTTGAGTCACGCTATCGCATTGTTTATCCGCAAGTGTATGGATACTACACAGCAATTAGCTCTGACGCTGGCACGTCCCACGGTAAGAATCCGCATCAAGTTCTCTTTGACGAGCTACACACGCAGACATCTCGAAAGTTATACGACGGATTAAAATCTGGCCAAGGCGCCCGTCGGCAACCGCTATTTGTCAATCTCACCACGGCTGGCCACGATCGCCACTCGATTTGTTACGAAGTATGGAATCACGCTGTAGCAGTACGCGACGGCATCAATCCAGACCCGCACTTTCTCCCGATGCTGTATCAGATTGAAGAGGGAGAAGACTGGGCGGACGAAAACGTATGGGCTCGCGTCAATCCTAATTTGGGAGTAACGGTTGGGCTCGAATTCCTGCGCGAAGAGTACAGCCGAGCGGCGAGCAATCCATTTGAAGAAAACAAGTTCCGCAATTTGTACCTGAATCAGTGGACAGAACAGGCGGTGCGGTGGATTTCAATGTCCGACTGGGACGCTTGCAATGAAACGGTTGACATTCAGTTCGGCGAGCGGTGCTGGGCTGGTCTCGATATGTCGACAACGCAAGACGTGACCGCGTTTGTCATGGCATTTCCAGGCAATGGATATACCGCAATTATTCCGCATTTCTGGATACCTGAAGCAACGGCCGAGCAACACGAACGGCACGACCGAGTGCCTTATCGTCAATGGTCGAGGGATGGCTTTGTTACTCTGACGCCAGGACGAGAAGTGGATCATGCTTTTGTCCGGCGGGACATCAATGCATTCCGCGCTAAGTATCCGATTGTCGAACTAGCGGTGGATCGCTGGAACGCTGCGCAACTTATGAGTGAGTTAGAGAAGCAAGATGGAATAAACGTCGTCCAGTTTGGGCAGGGATTTGCCAGCATGAGCGCACCAAGCAAAGCATTAAATACGCTTGTCATCGGTCACAGGCTGCGGCATGGTGGCAATCCAGTTTTGCGATGGATGGCAAGTAACGTCGCGATCGAGCGGGACGCTTCAGAAAACATTAAACCGACTAAAGCTGAAAGCGCGGGGCGAATTGACGGCATCGTGGCGGCGATTATGGCGGTAGGTCGCGCGGCAACGGCAGTGCCGGTAAAGGGACCGCTTTTCGTTACGGTGTAAAGCATGAAGGATGAAATGTTAGGCGCTGCTTTGCCCATGCGTGATTCCATCACATTCACATTCACATTCAAAGCAGTTATCCGGGCCACATCGCGACAGGAAGCAATAGAAAGATGCGGCCTGTTTCGGGCACCTGGAGAGTGTATCAAGCAAAGAATAATCGACTGTCATCCAATGACACCCGATGGCCACAAATGGGCAGTTATTTGGGCTAACACAATCACGGAATGATGGCACACATGGAACTGGAACGATTCAACGAGCTTAAAACCAAGTTGTGGAAAAACAAAGCCACTATCCCAGAGGCCGCGGAATGGCTTCGGTATCGCCTGTCCTTGCCGACTCACAAACAACACGACGCATACGACGGACAGGACGAACAAGCGGCGTGGATTCTCGCTATGGAGTGGTTACGGCAAGGAACAGGGGAATTCCTGCGAAATGCCATGGGAGAGTGGCAAGGAACAGGGGAATTATGAGCAAAATTTTCCTCGGTATCCCGACGTACAACGGCTGGATGACGGCCGGCTGCAGCCAAGCGGCTAACGGAACGCCGTCGCAGGAGCATGAGGTGTTGTCACTCGCCCAGCCCGGTAGCCTGCTTTGCGGAAACTGCAACAAACTGCTGACGATGGCGCTGAACCTCGGCGGGATCAATTGGTTTGCCTTGCTTCATGCGGACATCAGCCCCGAGCCGTTTTATATCGACAAGATGATTGAGGAAGCGGAGACGCACGGCGCGGATATGCTGTCGGCCTGTGTCGCCATTAAGAACGTAAAGGGTGTGACGAGCACGGCCATCGGCAGCGGACGGAGATTCGGACAGTTCGGCCGGCTGACGTTCAAGCAGATTCGACATCCTGATTTTCCCGAGACGTTCGACATCAACGACGCTGCCGATGCGTTGGAGCAATTGCCGCCACCCCTTGGGGTGAGGATTCCACGGTTCGCACTTCTGGCAAACACCGGCTGCATGATCGTGCGTCTTGATCGCGAGTGGTCGCGGCGGCTGGTGTTCAAGACGTTCGACCGCATCGTGCAATTGCCAAACGGCGAATTCCAGAATCAGGACTTGTCGGAGGATTGGTATTTTTCCTGGCGGGTGGCGAAGTTGGGCGGCAAAGTGATGTGTACCACGAAGATCAAGGCCATCCATCGCGGGGAATTCGAGTTTCCAAATGATCGCGATTGGCCGCAAGGTATCGCCAACGAATGTGGCGTGTTCGACATTCCACAGACTCGCGAAGTGAAAGCCATTTCACGGAAGGTCGCTGTATGCAGTGGTTAACGGCACTTCGACGCTTTTTTAACACCACCGCGAGCCACCCAGAGTCATGGTTCGTCGAGTGGGTGCGGGGCGGTGCCGAGACGGATTCGGGGGTGTGCGTCAACGGCAGAACGGCGATGATGTGGGCGCCGATGTGGTACGGAGTCAACAAGATCTGCGGCCACATGGGACAATTGCCGATTGACCTCTGTGAAAAGACATCGGCGGACGTTAGCCGCAAGCTGGATAGCCATCCCTCGCATTGGCTGATGAATTTCCAGCCTAACGAGATGATGGCGCCAAGCGTATTCCGCGAAGTCATTCAGCATCACGCGATCTTGTGGGGCAACGGCCGGGCCGCGATCTATCGCAACGACAGGCGCGAACCTGATGAGTTGATTCCGCTGTTGCCGGATCGCACGCATACCGTAATCGTCAACAAAGAAAAGTGGCACATTCATCGCAACGTGGAAACCGGCGAGATCACGAAGATTCGGGACAACGACGTCGTGCATATTTGCGGATTCGGATATGACGGAATCGAGGGTTATAGCCTGATCGATTTTGCCAGGAATTCCATCGGCCTTGGGCTGGCCGGGGAAAAGCATATCAACGCGCATTTCAAGAACAACGCTGCGCCCAGTCTTGTCTTGGAATCACCGCCTGGGATGTTCCGAGACGAAAACGAGGCCAAGGACTTCCTGCGCAACTGGAATGCCTATTACCAGGGTGTGGACAACGCCAACAAGGTCGGACTGTTGCGGGAGGGGATGAAGGCCACCCCGCTCGCCGGCATGTCCGGTAAAGACGCAGAGTGGCTACAGGAGCGGGTATTCCAGCGGCAAGAGGCGGCGCTGTGGCTGCTCTTGGAGTCGATCCTGGGTGACGATTCGAGCGTGTCTTACAACAGCCTGGAACAGAAGAACCTTGGGTATCTGGTCAACTGCCTGATGCGTTGGATCGTGAAATGGGAGGAAGAACTAGCCCGCAAGCTGCTGACTCGCACGCAATTCGAGACGGGGCGGTATTATTGGAAGTTCAAAACGGCGGCGCTACTCCGCGGGACCACGAAGGAACGGTACGACGTCTACGCGATTGCGATCCAGAATCGGATTCTGAATCCCAATGAATGCCGAGCGATGGAAGACAAACCGCCCTACGACGGCGGGGATGAGTACCAGAACCCAGCCACAACCCCTGGCGCGCCTCCTGGCGACCAGCCGGCGACCGACACGCCACCCAAGGAAGACCCCCAGACAACCCAGCGGCTAACCTACGCCACTGAGTCAGCCATCAAGGCGCGGCTGGATGTGCTGGCCAAAGTCGAACGGCAGCGGATACGGGAGGCGGCTGCGAAGCACGCGAATCGATTCGTCCAATGGATCGACGAGTTCTATGGCGAATTCTCCACGCGGCTGGAACAAGCGGTTGAATCCTTGGGAGGCGACCGCAAGCGGGCTACCGAGTGGGTGGACAAAAGCAAAGCGTGGCTCTTGACGTGTGCCGGGGAGTCGACGCGGGAAACCCTCGTGAGAAATGTGGACCGCGAGTTGGAGCTGTGGAGCAGACGAACCGAGCGATTAGCCAAAGATTTAACGGAGGAATTGACGTGCGCCGAATCGTAAACGAATACATGCCGTGGCTATCGCTGGACCGTTGTGATGTTGAGACGGTGACTCGCATTAAAGCCGCCAATCGTCCCAGTATGCACACCATCCG